TAACGCAAGTGAAACTGAAAAACCAGATGCAATGAAAGGAATAAAAGCCTTTGCAGAATTTGCTAGTCAACTAGGAGCTACTCCTGGAGAGACTGAAGAAATGACAGGCGGACAGTTTATTGCAATGAGACCCTTTGAAGCTCCGGGCGTAATGAGAATGGCCGATGGTGGTATAGCTCAACTTGCAAAAGGCGGCAGAGTAGGTGCTTTAATATCTGGTATAAAAGCATTAGCAAAAAAAGTAACACCAAAAAAGAAAACAAAAACTAAAAAAGAAACAGATCCAGAAAAAGAAACAGCTATATCTAAAGACGCTCCTGAAGGACCAGGTGCTCTTGATTTTGTAGACCCTTACACAGCATCAGCTATTAGAACTGCTGCTACAAAAGCATCAGATCTTTCTTCAGCTGCTAGAAGAAATTTTAAACCCATTGCAGGTGCAGCAGCTGTTTATGGCCCTGCTGTAGGCGGTGCAGCATATGGTCTTAATGCTTTACTTGGTGGTGACGAAGAAACCACAGAAACAGATTTAGGACCAATAGCTACTGGCGGTGGAGACAAAGATGTTCTAGATGCAGACTCATCACTCAGAGACTTTAACTATGCTAAAGCATTAGAAAGAGCTCAGGCAGCTGGAAGAACTGAACCTACTTTTGTAGACTACGTTGCATCTTTTCCAGCAAGTTACACTGACAAGCTTGGTAAAGATCCAGAGTTTGCAAAACAAATGATGGCTGGCTTCGTAGCTATGATGACACCATCAGAGGGTATTGTTGAAAGAAGCGGTCTTGCTGATTTCGCTGGTGGCGTTATGGCAGAACAAGCAAGACAAGAAGGAGAAGTTCCTGATCAGATTAAGTTACTTGAAGCGATACAAAAAAATCCAGAAATTTTAAAAGCTATGAGACAGCTTAATGCAGAAACTTCTGATCCAAGCGCTGATGCAAAAAATGCAGTTATTTTAAAACAACAAATTTTAAAACAACTTTATGGAGAAGATTATGATGATGATGATGTTGTTTTAGACTCATCAACTGGTCAAGAATTATCTGATCTTCAATTACTGCAAATGTATAAAGACTCAGGTGGTAATTACGATGTCCTTAGAGCAAACATAATGGCGAAAGTAAAGGTGTAAACTAATGCCTATTATTACACTGGCTAATGGGCAAACAGTTTTTATTGAAAGCAATGATCCAGAAGAGATAAAAAAAGCCTCTCAAAAATTCATAAAAAGAAAATCTAAAAAGTCTGACTCTGTTGTTGGAGATATAGGTCGAGGCATAGCTGCGGGTGTTGTTTCTATACCTCAAGGTATTGCGACCATACCCACAACCGGGCTAGATCTTTTATTTAACACAGATGTGACTGATGATGTAAACGAATTTTTTGAAGGAATTAAACCAGACGTAAGTGGTACAGCCGGAAAGACCGCACAAATGGTTGCTCAGTTTGGAATACCAGGTCTTGGTGTTGCAAGAGGATTATCACAATTAACTAAACTTCAGCAATTAGGAACTATGGCTGCGGTAGATGCAGCTGTAGCAACCGATGATGTTGATACGTTTGCTGACATGTTGTTTGATAAAGAAAGCGATGAAGAAAGATTAAGAAATTTACAAGGCAGAGATGCTGCTTTGGCAAGACTTACAGAAAGATTACAAGTTCTAGGTGAAACTGCTGCTGTTATGTATGCAGCGCCTGTTGCTGTATCCGGGGCTGTAAAAGGTGTGGGTGCTGGACTTGACTTGGCTGCTCCATACATGAATGCAATAGCTAAAGCCACGCCTAAGTTTGGCAATCAAGCTGTTGCTTCTGCTAATAAAGCAGACAAAGGAGTCAGAGACTACTTAAGAAAGTATTTTTCATATGGTGGTAAGTACGAACAAACAGCAGCAAACAACAAATATATTATGGATGCCATGCAGGCAAAAACATTTTATTTAACTTCTTTGATTAATCCAATTAATGATTCAATGAATGTTGTTAGAAAAACTCTTGAAGATGCAGTTTCAGTAGGTGGCAAAATGAATTCTCAAGATGCTCTTGAAATAACAAAAGCTATGTCTACTTATAGAGCCCCATTGTTAACAGTTGAGAAAGAGTTTCCAGCTCTTGCAGGTGATGCAAAAAAAGCTAAGATGGCTGAGTATCAAAAAGAAGCAATGAAAAAGATTAAAAGCTTTGAAGGCCCTGGAAACAAAATTGATTATGATGCGCTTGGTATAAATAAACAAAATCAAATATCTGAAATTATGGCTAACAATCAAAAGATGTTTGATTTAGAGCAAGCAGAAATTATTAAATTTACTGCTGGTGAACCTGATGTTGCAAAACTTTTAATACCACAAGAGTTAAGACAAGCTATCATAGATAATCAAGGCAAGTATGGAACAACAATATATAGATCTATCATAGATCAAAACTATAGAATCGATCCAAAGCTAAAAGATAATGCGATTAAAGAAATTAGAGCAAAAGTAGATGGAATCAGAAGTGAGCAACAGGCAATAGATGCTTTTGAATTGTTAACAAATCCAGCTGCGGCAGACACTCCATATCAAACACCTGAGCTTTTCGTAGAAGGAATTAAGTTTGGACAACTTCAAGGTAAAGATTTAAAAAACCTACCCGCGGTAAGAAAAGCTATGGGCGAAGTTACATCCCTTGATTACAACAAGGCTGGTGATTGGAAACTAGCACTGCAAGACGAAGCGGTTGCTGCATCATCTACCATGGCCAAGCTTGGGGGCTTATCAGGAAGAGCAAAAACTTTTGACGATATAGCAAACTTAAACCAACTTAACATTCAACAAACAGGAAAGGGTTTTTTAAAAACTCCTGAAGAAATATATATTGGATCAACTGGAAAATACTCTCCTCCACTTGATGGTAGGGGAAATGTAAAACTACTAGACGAAACCACGATTGATGGAGTCTTATACAAAAGATTTAAAAGAGAGGCTGGTGCTTTAAGAAATACTTATGCTCCAGCAGTTTTTCATGATTCGTTATTAGACGTATCAACAGAGTGGTTAAAAAATAGTCCAACTCCTTTAAAAAAAATATATCAAGGGTTGCTTGGCCTAAAAGCTTTGTCCCAGTATGGTAAAACTATTCTTGGTCCTACAGCTCAAATAAGAAACAACACCAGTGTCCCGTTTATGGCTTTAATGAATGGTAATCTTGGACCAAGCGGAAAGTTTACTGATAATTTTAAAATGGCTTTTGCTGGAATATTTGACCCAAAAAAGAAAGCACAATATGCAAAAGAAATAGCAGAAGCCAGAGAGTATGGAGTTATGGTTGGCAAAGGAACACAGCTTCAAGAACTTTCTGATATTGCGACTTTTGCTACAGATGATGTGGCAGTTTTAGCTAAAGCAAAATCAAAAGCTGTTTTTGATGTTATGAGAAAACCTTTGTCAAAAGCAGAGGGAGTTTACACAGGATCTGATAACGCAGCCAGGATGATTAACTTTAGTGGAGAGAAATCTAAGTTTGGTAAAGTTATAGCAAAGTCTTCAGATGCAGATTTTGTTCCTGTTAGCTCTGGAAAAAACATGGCTGATCCAGATATACAAAAGCTTATAAAAGCAGATGGTACTGTTAATGTTGGAGAACTAAGAAGAGCAGTTCCAATAAAAAAGGGAGATAATATTTTAGATAAATTTATTAAAGGAGAGTCTGCTGACATAGCTTTAAATGTAACTCCCACCTATTCTAGAGTTCCAGAAATAGTTAAGTCATTAAACTATGTGCCAGTCGTTGGTAACTTTACAGCTTTCCCGGCTGAAGTATTAAGAAATGGTTTAAATACTTTGCAAAGAGCAATTAAAGAAATAGCAAGCAGTAACCCAGAGCTGCAAAAAGTTGGCGCACGAAGATTGGCTGGCGGCCTAACAACAACAGTTGGCATTCCGGCAGGGCTAACAGCAACAGCACTAAGCATGACTGGTGCTGACAAAGAACAACTCGATGCATACAAAAGATCTTTTGCTGCACCCTGGGAAAAAACAGCAACTATGATTCCAACAGGCACAGATGCACGAGGAAACATTACAGGATTGTATAACTTTAGTTATACCAATCCATATGATTACTTGCAAAAACCTTTTAAAGCAGTAATGAATGCTTATGCCAATGGTGAAAGAAACGAGGCTGGGCTAATGGATATTGCAACCAACGCATCCGTTGATATGGTGGGTGAGTTTGTTAATCCTTTCTTATCTCCAAGCATGGGCGCAAAAGCTTTGTATGAATCTACTCTAGTTGGTAAAACAGAAACCGGCAAAACTATTTATAACGAATCAGATATGCTAGGCGAGAAAATGGCAAAAGGGACACTGCATTTCTTTAATGCGGTGGCGCCAACAATCACACCTATAAGAGCCGAGATAGACGCAGATGGTGTTCAAATCGTGCCCAAAGATTTTGTTACAGCCGCAGCTTCATTAGCTACAGGTAAAGAAGGTTTAATCAGCCCAAGAGGGAAACCCATTGATGTTGCAGAAACAATGGTGTCAGCTTTTTCTGGTATTAAAGTTATTAAACCTCAAATTGATAGATCTCTTTACTATAAAGCAGCTGAAGCAAAAAGAGCTATTAGAGAAACAACCAATGAATTTAATAGATTGTTAAGATCTAATAACAGAAGAGACGCTGAAGATTTTATTCAGGGCTACATTAACACCAATGAAGATAGATATAATTCTTTAAGAACTCTTTACACAGCTATTGAGGATGCAAGAACTTTAGGTTTAAAAGAATTTGAAATTGAAGAACAATTAAAAATTGCAAAAGTTGCAAATAGAGATGATGTAATGCTTGGTTTATTTAATCCTATTCAACCTAATGAAGATGTTATTGACTTTGCAATTTCTGGAACAAAAAGAAAAGCAGCTCAACCAGTTCCTATTGGTGACCTTGGACTTTCTCAAATAGATCTAACAGGGCAAAGCCTTAAAGGACAATTCCAAGACCCAAGAAATCAACCTGTTGCTCCGCCGGTTAAAAGAGCAGCGGATGTATTAAGAGAAGAAGAGATAAATAAAATACTGACAGGAAGACCATAACTTGTACAACAAATATAGAGCGAAGAAAGTTAAGCTTGATGGCATAACTTTTGACAGCAAACTAGAAGCGGCCAGGTACACTCATCTTAAAGAACTAGAAGCAGATGGCATCATCTCTAACATAGAAGTTCATCCACCTTTCCCATGTGTGGTAAATGATAAAAAGGTTTGTCTTTATAAGGCTGACTTTAGATACGTCAACAGCGAGGGTGAAATAGTGGTCGAGGATACGAAAGGAATCGAGACGCCTATGTTTAGATTGAAGAAGAAATTAGTAGAGGCACTGTACCCAGACACAGAAATACTCGTAATAAAAAAACCAAAAAGCTAGAAGGGTACTCCGGTTTCAACCCATGGTTTGATTTTAAGTATTGTGCCATTTAATAATCTCTTGATGTTGTCAGCTTTCTCTAACAGTTCTGTAGGAAACCCAGCGTTTACTACTTCAATTAATTCTTTGCTAGAATAAAAGTTCACATCAGCAGAGCTTTTGGCCTCTGGAACATTAACAAACTTAAACCCATCCTTCTCATACACCACTATATCTTTATCCTTCTCAACCATTACCGCGGGTATTAACTCTGGAATGTAGTTGTGTCGACCACAGCCTTTAAGCTGTCGATCATTGCTGATCTTTTTGTCATGCTGATCACAATGCCAATGAGCATCTCCTTTCTCTATATCAATTTTTGCAAACCGACATGAGCGACAATGTATCTTTTCAGGCAATGCTCTACCTAAATAACAAGCCTGTTGCTTCGGAGTCATAAAACTACGAATGCGATAATCAGTCTCTGGTATATAATTTTCTGGTGGATCTTCTCTCGTAAGAATATCTTTAGCTTTATCCATCAAAGAATCGAACAGGATTTTATCATACTCAACTACTTCGGTATATAAGTCTGAGTTATTTTTATTATAAACAATAGCTATAGCGTGTTTAAAATTAAACAGGCCCATATATAAATGTAATTGAGCAGCATATTCGTCTGACCATTCACAATAACTACCAAGCTTTTGTAAGTTTTTAAATCTATTATCGTTAGCTGTTTTAAATTCTAGAAGGTATGGGTTTTCTTTATCCATGCCTGGAAAGTTTCGACCTACGCCATCGATGTGGCCCTTAACATGTCCACCCAATGCTTCAGTCTCAAATTGTTTTCCATTGCTGTCAACGTCATATATGGAAGCCCCAGGGATCTTTCTTAACTTTTTAATCAAGTCATCTTCTACTACGTTGCCAAGATCTAACAAGCGAAGAACTCTAGGCTCCCAATCATTTGGCATGAGCCAGCGATAGCGCATCCAAACCAAACGTTGATTAGAATTACCAATGCCACTAATCCCTAAATAGAATCTCTTGTGTTGTTTCTCTTGCAATTCAACCTGGTCTAACAACTCATGTATCTTTGTCATAGAATTATCTCCTCGTTTTTCTTGGTTTTAATACCAATAACGTTCTCATACTTGCCTTGCTTTTGTAAAACAATCTCAGATATTGTATCAAACGCACCATTGTTTATCAGTTCTGCTGCCATCCATGGTTGTTTTGGAGATCCCCACTCAGTTGTAATCTTGTTCCATTTACGCACTGCCATGTTATGAGCGGTAGGATGACCAAACATTAATGGCATTTTTCTGGGAAAGAATTCATTCTCAACTGTAAATACTACTTGACAATACTCACTGCCATTTTTTGATTTAACAACTGAAGCATAGATATCTGTAATGGGTTTTGCTTTAGGTATGGCTGCTTTCTTTTCGTCTGATAAAACAGCCTGCTTTTCTGCTTTGGTTCTCTTGGCAACCTCTCTTTCTTTTCTGGTCCACAAAGTTTTTGTTTGCTTGGATTCAAAAGGCTGACCGCACTCCATGCATTCTTTAGCTGATGGTGAGTTGATGGCGCTGCAAGAAGAACAAATCTTTGGACGATATCTACCTGGTATATTTGCTTCAGGTTCTACTTCATCCAAACATCCATGACGAGCAACGTTCTCTCCATAGTCAAGCAACAAACAATTAGTTTTATCATCATGAATTCTCATGCCCCTGCCACACATTTGCACATACAAACCAATGCTTTGTGTTGGCCTAAGTAATGCTATACAATCCGTTCTCGGGGCGTCCCAGCCCTCAGTTAGGACGCCAACATTACATAGGGCGTGGATCTTACCAGACTCAAAGTCTGTAAGTATCTCATCTCTTTCTGAGCTGGGCGTCTCACCAGTTACTACTGCTGCTTTGATGCCATACTGTTTTAAATACTGAGTCATCTTCTGAGCATGCAAGACTGATACACAAAAGAATACTGTAGCTGTTCGACCTTTGCTGTAAGCATTGTCAATCCAATCACTTACAACTTCTACAATGGTTTCATCAACCATAGCTACTTGTTCTAATTCTTTTTCTCTGAAGTCTCCATTCTTAAACTTTAAACTTACAGAGCCTGCATCAATAATTGCTTTATCATTAACAGCATAAGCT